GAACTACTAAATGCAAAAGTATTCATAAAGCCATAGTAAAACTCATCATCTAACATTTTAGATAACAGTTCTGTTTTATCATAGTATTTTCCGTCTAATAGTTTTATTTGTTTATTCATAAGCATATCTAGTATTATTAAGTCCAAAGTTGTTTTTGTGATGTATGGTTGTTAAATCTTTTCATAGTTTCTTCATAGTATTCTTTGTCTATCTCATAAGCATCTAAATCATATTTTAAATTATGACAAGCTATTGCTATACTACCTGAACCTAAATGAGTGTCTAATATCTTATCACCCTCTTTAGCATAGTTCATTAAAAGCCATTCATATAATGCTATTGGTTTTTGTGTTGGATGAACTTTGTTTTTATTATCATTATCTTTTCCTCTTGCTCTTTGAAAAATTTTTAAATTACTGTTAAAAGAAGTCCAAGCTAACTCACCATCAGCAAAATCACTATTATAATCTTTTTTATCCCAAACTATTATACATCTTGTATTGTTTAAATAATTCAAAAAATAATTACCACCCCAAATAATTTGGTTTTTTGAAACTCTTTGAAGTTGTGTAAAATATTCTTTATTAGGGATTGATAAGTCCCAATCTTTCTTTGTATTATGTTTACCAACATCATTACCACTTCCTTTGCCCATAGTCATTTTAGTTACATCTATTCCATAAGGTGGATCAACAATAGCTAAATCATATTGATTGTCTGCCATATCTTTCATAGCTTCCATACAATCTTTATTATATAAATTTATCATTATTTAGTTAAGTGTGTGTCTTTGTATTCTTGTAAAGCTGCTAATATTCTCCACGCTGCTTTTGCTAAATGTAACATACCATCCTCATCTATAGGGTTGTTACTATGATCTATTATATGCCTTACACCTGCGTCTAAATGATCTTTGCTTTTTGATTTGTCCCAATGCAATTCTTTATCAGGATGATGTTGTTTATTGCCTAATTGACTTACCTTACTTATTTCAAATATTGCTGTAGGAAAATATTTAAGTACTCCAGTATAAACTGGCATTTGTTTTCTTTGTTCGTGTTTAGTCATATTCTTCATATATCATTCTATATATTAATGTTACGTGCAAATTGTCATTATCTATTAATTGATATTTTTTGTTCTCCATTTGTAACCTAAATATAAAAGTATATAGTTCTATCTCTACATAACTATTAACTTCAGGTACTGTGTCTAATCTCATCCACAATGTATTCACAGTATCTAATAACTTGTCCTCTACTTCTTCACTAGGTTGTTGTCCTACAATATCAGTTAAAATGTGAATCCTCATATTTCTTTAATTGTTTCTTTGCTTCGTTTCTTTCGTTCACTGCATTATCTCTTTGGAACTTATATTGCATTACTGCTTTAAGTGCAAGATCTCTATCTCTTTTTAATTCTATTATATGCCATTGTATATCTAAGAAAGATTCGATTACTAATTTTAATTCTTTATTATCTTCAGCTTTACCTTTCCATTTAGATAATAGTTCTAATACTGTTTGAATATTATTATCGCACTCAAACTCTTTTATTGCGTCTAGCTTTTTATAAGCATTTATCAAATCCTGATTCATTGTTTATGTAACTTGCTTGTGATTCTTCTAGTAAATATACTTCTTTTTGTTTTTTCTTTTTAGTCCATAAAGTTGTATCAGGACAATTCATTTTCTCTAATGATGGCAGATCTAAATTGTTTAACCAAAATATGTACATAGCTTTTGGATCAAAAACTAAATACAGTTTGTGCACATCTTCATTTATTAACATTAATTTATCATACTTTAATTTTTCAAGCATTTTGGTTTCATAATATGTATGTCTAAATTTCATTTCAATAACACACTTATTATTTTTTGGTGTTAAACCTCTTGCGTCAAAATGTTCGTATGATCCTCCACTCCATTCAAGATCCCAACCGTCTATGTTTAATATTTTTACTACTGTTTGTTCCCATTTATGTACTTCCTTTATACCCATTTTTATAAATAACATTTAGCTCATTTACAAACAACTGTATCTGTCCCTTAATATGCTCTCCTCTACAAGTGCATAAACTTTCTAATGCGTGGTTAAAATACTTTGCGTGTAAATTTTCGATTAATCTTAGTTCGCTTTCTGCTATTGTGTTGTTTTTTACTCCCTTAAATTTTGACCATTGATCGTAGTCAATCTTTATCATTTGTACTTTTTGTGTCATCTTTTAATCTGTATTTTATTTAGATCATCTTTTCGTTTATCGCAACCACAATCTTTATATCCAAAAAACTTTGATATAGCTGTTGCAATTCTTTTACCATACCCAAAAGTTACAAAATTAATTATTCTTTCTACTATGTCCCCTAGTCCAATCGTATTTTTCATATTCTTTTTTTATAAAATCCTTTACTTTAATGTATGTATTTCTTAATGACACATAACTAATATTAGTATCTCTACTTAGTTCTGATATTTTTCTACCATCAGATATTAATTCAAAGATTGCAATATCATACCATACTAATTTGTTTTCATAACTATCAGTAAATTCTTCAAGTTTGTAATCTATAATATTATCATCTATTGTGCTTTTAATTCCATACTGTGCTAATGCTTCACTTAGTGCGAATGTTTCTGTATCGCTAGTGATTATAATATCTTTACGTTTTTTGTTTATTTGCTTAGTTCTTAGACAAGCGTGAAATATCATCTTATATAAATAATAATAGTTTATATCATTATCTCCATATTTTAAATCTTTACCTTTCTTTGTTAGTTCATCTATCTTGATATACATTTCAGATATGATATCTTGACAATCATCATTCTGACAACCAAAAGATCTACAGATTCTTAACCAGTCTTTATGCTTTTTATATGCTATTTCAAGAATCACGCTTTTTTACTAAATGTAATAAATTTCTGCCATTTAAACTAAACCCTACGTTATTAGCTAGTGATATAAAATGTATGGGATTATCTAATGGTGTAGGTCTACCACCACTATCAATCTCTTTGATCTTAATTATAGCTATAAAAGTATGTGTCCATAATTCAGGATGATTTGTCATTCTATGTAATATCATAAAATTGTCAGATTTGTTCAAAAACTTCCCACCACCTTCAGCAGATCCTGCACTGGGTGGTTGTATATATCCTTCAAATTTATGTCCGTTAGGGTGTTTGTGTCTCAAACTCTCGGTAATCGCGTGAGTCACTAAATAGATTGAGCATTTGTTTCGTCTTGTAAACAATCTCATATCACTCATAATAGCGTAATCGTATTCGTGTGATCCATAAGACCTCATTAATTCTTTATCTCTTATCAATGAATTGTACGGATCTATCACAAAACCGTGAAAGTCGAACTCTTTTTTTATTACCTCTGCTTTAGCTAGTAATTCACTAGATGTAAAAGTTTCATCTATATCTATGTACCTAAAATGATCGTGTACCCATTCAATTTTTTCTTTCCAAACATTGTCTGCAATTTTATTAAATGGTAATCCTACAAGAAATTCACATAGTTTTTTACTTATACTTGTTGCTTCATTTTCTGCACTATAGACCAAAAATTTAAGATCATACTTACGTGCATAAAGCAAGAGCATATAAAGTAATGTTGTAGTCTTTCCAGTGGAAGCGTGTCCAAGTACCACATTAAAGCTGTTAAACTTAAATCTCCAGTACTCATCTATTTCATTAATCCCAAGTCGTAAACCTTCCTTTATTTTTCCATTACGAATATCATTTAGTCTACTGACTTGAGATCTTAGTGAAACTGTATTAGAACGGTAGTCCGTCATCATCTTCAGTGTTGCGATCGGGACTGTGTTCCTTACTTGTTACTTCCTTATAATTATTGTTCTCTAGTTTGCTATAAGGTTTACCTGCTTTACTAAGCATTGTAATAAACTTTAAGTAACCTTCATTCTCCTTAATGTGTTTTATTACATCAGGATCTTTTAACTGTTCTAAAAACTTTTCTACGTTTAAGCTGTTCTTAGATACTATAAAACTTTTTTCGTTTGTGTATGTATAAAGTCCGTTTATAAATACTGTATCAGATTTTTGTGCCATTTTATTGTGGTTTTGTCGTTAATAAATTATAGTATGCAATACTTATCTGTGCAATAGATGTCAGAATTGTTTGCTGTGCTTCTGCTTGTAATCTTTTAGAAGCAACTTCAACTGTTTCGTTTTCTAATATCTGATCTTTCTTAGCTTTTATCTTTAATGTTTCTTGCCAAGTTGCAGATGTAACAGTTTCAAACCCTAATTTACTAGCAACAGATAATGCAATACTTTGTTGTTGCGTTAAAGTTACATTATTTTGTGGACTTGATGTCTGTGCAGGTTGTTGATCTTCTACTTTTTTCATTTGTTTACCGTTTTGTTGGATTTTTTTTGTTACTGGATTTAATCTCTCACTTAATAAATATGTGACAACATCACCTTTAGCAAATGGATAAACTTTATTTGCAGGATAATTAAATACTGGAATCTCACCATTCTTGAAAGCAACTTTATGTTCTTTCATTTCTGTTCCGTCTTTACCTGACCAAACCTTACCTTCTTCTACCCAATCTATAGTAGCTTTTCTTTCTTCGTTTATTGCTAGTGCCATATCTATAAATTTTCTTGGTTAAAGTTATGTCTTGCTAAATGTTTTTTTAATGTATCTGTTACTTTAAAATCAAGATCATTGTCTTTTTCTATAAGTTTTAACAAAGGTAAAAATTGTGATACTACATCTAACTCGTTTTCGTATAGCTTTTTGTAATTATTAGCTAAGTCTTTGCTTTTTGCTAAATCTCTTGTTAAATCTTCTATACGTTCTCTACGCCATTTTAGTTGGTCGTTTACAAAACTGTCAGCGACTGTTTTTGTATTTGTAATCGTGTTTAAAATACTCATAATGTTTTTGTTTTTGTGTTATTTATTTGATAAAGTTAATAAATCTTTTTTAACTGTGCAAAATATTTCATCTAATTCGTAATTTTCAATCTTAATTGTTTTCTTAGACAATATCATTAATTTATCTGCAGTACCTTCTCCGTGTATGTTATCAATAGCTTTACCAAACATATACTGATTACCTGCTAACCAATTATTACAGTACGCACACTGTGGATATACGTTGCGTTCATCAAACCTAGTCACTAAAAATCTTCTTGATACAAAATGACCTGCGTGTATTTGACCACTATCCCATATGTGTTTTTTACCACACGTAATACAAGTACAGTAACCCTTATGATCTGCGTTTTTTAATCTAACATACTTGCTAAATATTCTATCTATTTTTTTTATAAGTTTTCTACGCATAAACCTATATAATTATATATATACAATATAGTATATAGTACAATATAGTATAATACAATATAATACAATACAATATAGTACTAAAGTTTTCTTATTTTTTCTAAACCACGAGATCCAAAATACGCACCATATACCAAGAGCATTAGTTGGTTAATTATATTTAGATCGTATTCCATAAAAAAACCAGTTGCATATACTAAAGTTAGGAATACTAGTGATATTGGTCTTACGTTTTTACTAAGCCAAGAATCCGACATAAGATCAGCTTCCCATCTACGAGTAACTGAATCCATCTCCTCTAACTCAATTTGAAGCATTTTCAATGCAGTTTCTTTATCTTCTGGAGGTAAACCCTTATCTTCTACTAAAAGACGCTTAACGAGCCCCAGAACACCTGCATCAGGAATCGTTTCTGCTAGTGTCTGAAACACCCCTGATTTCCCTAGTAGGAATTGACCTAGTTTCGTTTCTTTGAACTTTTTTCGGTTTTTGCTCATATTTTACTTTTTTAGGTTGCACAGCTTTTGGTTCTGTATACATTTGCATACCTTCTTCTAGTGAATTTCTG